GACGCGGCACACGCATTGCGCCGGGGAAAGACAACTGCCTGGTGCTAGACTACGGCGACAACGTGATGCGCCACGGATTCATTGATCAGATCAAGCCGAAGATCAAAGGTCGCACCGAAGACGGCGAAGCCCCGGTCAAGAAATGCCCGGAATGTTTGACTGTCAATCATGCCGCCGTTAGAGTGTGCATCGAGTGCGGCCATGAATTCCCGCCTCCGCAGTTCAATCACGGAACGAAGGCGTATTCTGGCGCGATGATCTCCACACAGGTACAGGCCGAATGGGTTGACGTTGACGATGTGGGCTATTCCCGCTGGCGCAAGGAAGGCAAGCCAGATAGCATCCGCGTCACCTATTATTGCGGCCTGATCAAAGTCTCCGAGTGGCTATGCCCTGATCACGGGGGCTATGCTGCGGAGCGATACCAGAAGCGGATGCCATCACTAGGCGCGTCTGCCATGACCACCGAAGACGCGATGCTAGAGTGCGACCATTGGATCAAGCCGCGCAGGATAAAGGTGAAGCCGAATGACAAGTTCTACGACATTGTACAACTCGACTATAGCCAGCCCAAGCGCCTCACCGCCGAAGAGTTGGCAGAACTCCAAGAACCGCTGTTCTGATTGCGTGAGCCTGTACGATGCTCGATATTGCACTCATTGGCGTGACGTTGTACCTGATGAGGTACGGAAAGAAGGCTGCGATGCGTTCAACGGTTTCCCTCCCTTCTGAGCATGACGAGCAAGCCGGATTCGTTCAATGGTTCCGCGCCAAGTGGCCTCGTGTATTGATCTTTGCAATACCGAACGGCGGCAAGCGCAACATCTCGACGGCAAAGAAGCTGAAGGCCGAAGGCGTTGTTCCTGGCGTGCCAGACCTGTTCATTCCGGCTTGGGGAATCTGGATCGAGATGAAGCGCCAGAAAGGCGGGAGAACTTCATCCGATCAGGACAATATGATTTCATACTTGGAAAGCATCGGCCATCGCGTTATTGTCGGATATGGCGCAACCGATGCCAGCGACAAGCTGCTGTCTTTGTTGAATATGAGCGGGGCGGCGACTAAAGGAGGATAGCCACCGCCCCTAGCATCCGGGGGAGCAAACCGGATGCTTACATTAACGATTGATTGAGAATTCTAGTCTAGGCTTGCCATAGTTTCAAGGAGGAACATCATGGCGAAATATGAATACGATGCCACACAAGAGCAGTGGCTTCATGGAGATCCGGGCGTGCTGTCCGGTTCAGTGGCCGCTGCTGATCAGCGGTATGCCAAGTCTACCCAGGTCAGGGAGAGCTGTGCCCCTCGGCTTTCCCTGACCGACTGGCTGATCTGCGGCCCGATAATGGTCGGACTTGGCTTCCTCATGGGAGTTTACTGGCCGTGATGAGGTATCTTGTTTTGATCGCCGCGATGACGGCTGGCAGTGTCTTGGCACATGCTTCGGATGCAACTCGATTGGTCACATCGGAGGCTAGACGGCAAGGCGTGCCGGTCGGATTTGCCTTGAAGATGGCAAAGATCGAGAGCGGCGTTCGATGCCACAACCACAACAAGCGAAGCAGTGCATCCGGCCCATTGCAGGTGCTACGCGGCACAGCAAGGGCTATGGGCTACCGAGGCGACATCCGGCGGGCTTCGTGCGCTACGCAGACGCATTACGGGATGAAGCATCTGGCTATGTGCTGGCGCGGAGCACGAGGCAATGCGGCCTTGGCGAAACGATGCCACCAGGTTGGCGTGTCTGTGTTGTATGGCAAAAAGAAGAGGAGGCGTTAATGACCAGAGAACCTGATCTTGAAACCGTTAATCGCGCATTGGGCGAGACGGTGAGAAAATTGCAGCAAGACTTGGCCGATGCTGACAGAAGAATTCGGCGGCTTCGAGAGGAGTTGGCAGAGGCACATAGAGCAGCGGCAATAGCCGCAGGGAGGGATTGGTGAGCAAGCCAATATGGATTCGACTTCGCAGCGTGCTCGAACGGGATGCTGATGCAACATCGGTCGAGTTGAGCCGTGAAAGCGCAGAGGAAATGCTGGCGGAGATCAAGCGCCTCACCGCAGAAGCTGGTCGGATGCGTGAGGGCGTTGTGATGGCGGGCCATCTGGTTGCTGCATCGCGTGATGCTCTGGCGGAAGCAAACGCAGACAACGACCGGCTGCGCGGCGTCTTGCAGCTTGTGCGCCGCTGGGGATCACCAATGGTGAAAGGATACATCGATGGGGCGCTGGGCAGACAGGCTGGAGGCAGTGATCCTCTGGTTGATGATCAAGTGGGTGACGTTCGTGAACTGGAGGCGCAGGGATGAGTGATATTGTGGAGAGGCTTCGCCACTGCTCCGAAAACTGTGGCGATGAGTATTTGCATGAGCTTACAGGAAAGGCCGCCGACACCATCACCCGCCTCACCGCAGAGATTGACCTGTTGGCGATCTTGGCGACTGACCGTGAAGAGTACCTTCAGCTTTTGACGGACGAGAACAATAAACTCCGTGCGGCGCTTAAGTTAGACAAGCCTCGTGCCGCGTGGGCTGATGCCATACAAAAAAACGGACGGCTTTGTGAGGAAATAGAACGGCTGCGAGCAGTGGTGGACGTTGCTGATAAATTGCAAAACGGTATTCGTGCTGCAACCAGCCTTACAGCAGAAAATAAGAAGCTGCGGGCGGCGCTGCTGGTCGCGCGCAAGTATGTGTTGGTGCAGTCGTGCGAGTTGTCTCTTATGCCTGAAGACGCGGCAAGAGATCTTGATGTTATTGATGAGGCTTTGGAGGAAGATGATGATTGAACTTGGTAAGCAGTACAAGACTAGGGATGGCCGCGAGGTTCGCATCTATGCGGTGGATGGAGGCGGTGAGTTCCCGGTTCATGGGGCAATCAAGAAGTCGGGTGACATTTGGGACAGCATGTGCTGGGGCGTTAATGGTGAGTGGTTTTCTGTCGCGGATATAGATTGCTATGACCTCATTGGAGTGAAGCCGCGCATCCAGCGTGAGGTGTGGGTGAATGTGTATTATAATAAAGTGAATGATCAATGTTACATCAACAGCCAAACGGCTGACGAGCAAGCACTACCTAACCGCATCGCCTGTGTAAAGGTGGTCATTGACTGTGACGAGGGGGAAGGACTGTGATCAAGGCTGAACAGATACCTGATGAGGTGGTGAAAGCTGCTCGTCATGCGTTCTACAACGCCACAGGACCAACAATCAGTGATGATTGGAGAACCGCTCTGACCGCAGGGCTGGCAGCGTGGCCGGGGGCTTGGCATGTTGATGCCGTTGACTTTGAGGAGAAGCTCATCCTCCCCCTGACACAGGAGAACAACAATGGTGGCGATTGATCACACCTCGTGCGGCCCGTGCGCCAACGTGATTTGCAGCCAGTACGGTTGTCAGAAGCGGTCTCGGATTGCCGATCTGCCAGATGGGTATGCATTTCTAGGATGCGGAGAGTGCGGACATGAGATTGGCATATGCCAGTCGCAGGGGTGCCGAAAGCACAGGCACAGCACTTTGAACTGGCCCTCCTTCGCGCAACGGGGCTGCATCTGTCCGCCAACCAGCGAACAGACCTGCATGAGCGCAACATGCCCGAGGAAGCCAAGCACATGACCACCACACCAGAGCAGATAGAGGCTGTTGCGCGGGCGATGTGGCTTTCGCAGTATCCATCACTGGGATGGATACTGGACGCCAACTCAACGGCTAAGATTGAGTTTCGCGTTCTTGCCAGCGCCGCCATCGACACCATGCGCCCGTTCATCCGTGATGAGGTACTGGAGGAAGCGGCGGATGTCGTTGGAGAAGTTGGTGATTGCGCGGAAGCTGGTGCCTATATAACCGCCATCAGAGCGTTGAAGGAGAAGCCATGACTGACATCATAGACGAACGCGAGAAGACCCACGGCGATTATTATCAAGTGTCTATGATGGCACAGGAACTGAAGGACGCCATGCGGCGCGGCAAGAAATGGAGAATACTAGACGATATGCAGCGCGAGACGCTGGAGATGATCGCCACGAAGATCGGGCGCATCCTGTCAGGCAACCCGCATGAGGTCGATCACTGGCGGGACATCGCTGGCTATGCCACGCTGATCGAACGGTGGCTCACACCACCGGCTGGCCTCGAAACCAAGCCTGACCGTTGATGATGCGGCAGAACTCCGGTTCCAGCAACATGCCGCTAGATGCAAAATGCAATACAGTGAAACCCTGTGACCAGTTCACAGGGTTGTCCTCCGCATAAGCGAACTTGTCGTTCTCAGGCCCGTAATCCGACAACGTGCCGCATTCCACGCCCCAGCGAAGGCCATTGTAATCCGCAAACATGGTCGCCTGGAGCCGATGCGTGTGGCCGGTCACAATCGACTTGCCGCTCTTCAATGTGTTGTTATAGGCCCCATGCACGCCTTGGTGAATGCGGTGCTTTACAACCGTATGCTCATTGAGCCATAGGCTTGTGCAGAATTGCCACGCAGGGAAGTGATCTGCGATGTCAAATCCTTGAACCTGTACATATTCCGGCGCTGCTTGCGCCAGCCTCGCCATGAAGCGGTTGTCGTGGTTGCCATCTGTCCACATGAGATAGCAGCCGGGAGGCGCATAGGCTTCGATCTCTGCATGACGTTCCTTGACGGCTTCTAGTTCTTCAGCCACGCTCGGCGTCTGCACACGAGCGCCTGGATGATGACGACTGATCTTTGCACCGTCGAAGCTGTCGCCGTTCATGATGACCATCGACGGCTGCAAGTCCTTGATGATCTCGATCATGGCTGCGAAAGCCTTGCTTCGCTCACCCGGCCAGAAATGCCCATCGCTGCCGATGATGACGGGGCCGACAACATTTTCTTTTAGCGCGCGGAAACCTTTTGTCGGCACCTCGATCTTGATCCGCTGGGCTGGCTGCGAGATCGTGTTCAGAATGATTCCATGCTTGCGCTCGAGGCTATCCCGTCGAGCATTAACGCCTCGCAGGTTGAGGCCCAATTCCTTGGATACAGCAGACGGTGAGCCTAGACGCTTCCATGCGTCAATGAACTCTTGGTCGGAGTATCTCTTGGTCATTCGCTACTCCTGCGCGCGGCGAAAGTTGAGCCGCCAGATCACATCTGCAACTTGCTTTCCGAACATATCGATCTGCTTTTCCTCTGCTTCTGGAAAAACAAGATGCGCCACCTCATGGGCGGCAATCTCCAAGAGCAGCTTTGGCTTCTGGAGAAGGCGCGGGTCTAGCTGAATGTGATCTTCGCCAATATAAGCCCAGCCCCAAGCACGCTCACAGGTCTTCCATTCGATGTTGATCTTGCGGCGTGCCATGAGTTAATCCTTGCATCGCTTCCGGCGGTGATCCCATTCGCCGCCACGGCGGATGCAATCACGCCATTCTTTCTCTTTCTCAGGTGGCATTCGCTTCATTAGAAATGGCAACGATGCCTTGAACATAACAACGCCAAGGCCGAACCAAAAGGATGGCCTTTGAGCGACGAGAAAGCCGCCAGCGCCAATGCCGATCAACAGCACGACGATGGCGGCAATCTCGATCCAGTTCACTTCTTGGCCCAGATAGACCAACCAGCGGCGAAAATGACGCCGAGCGCACCGATGATCTCGTTCATGGCGGTGGCGTCAATAACTCCTGTTCCGACAACATAGCCGCCACCAGCCGCGAGAACGGCGCGAACAACGCCCCAGACCATTTCTTTTGTCATCACTTACTTCCTTTTGTTGTGCCGGGATATTGCTTCCACGGCAGTTGGTTATCGACGTTTAATACCAGTTTGGCGCTCTAGTTCGCGGCGGCTATAGTATAGCACGCCGTCAAAAACAATCGGGTGGCAAAGCCGACGGGCACCCGTTCTAAAACTGTGCGACGTGTTTTCGCTTGCGGTCACGTACTCAAGATTTTCTACGCGATTATCACGTTTATCGCCGTTCTTGTGGTTTACAGTCATGCCAGTCGCTAGGCCAAAAAATGTTTCCGCAACAACACGGTGAACGGTAATTTTTATGTGCCGCTCATCTTTCTTACAGCTAAGGCGCAAGTATCCATACCTATCAAGATGCGGGGAACGCAGTCCGCGAGGGCCGTATATTTCGCCGTTCTCAGTGGCCCATAGAGGAAGGGTAGGATGCTTTTTCATTTTTTTGTGCCAGGATATTGCGCCCAAGGAAGCTGGAAGTGGGGACCGTCCCGAAATTTCGGCCAATCCGCTCCGGCCTCAATCAGAACATTCTCAGCCTTTGCCGCTGCCTTCATTCGCTTGGCAAGGCTATCGTATAAAGGCCAATCCCAGCGCACCTGGCCCTTGATTGTGCAAGCCAGATCAACGGCGTGTGAAAGATCATTTGCCGCTGGGATATGTCGGGACCGTAACGTCTTTGATGCGCCCTTCGCCTTGAGGATTTTCTGCTCCTCAAGAGTGCGAACGCCGCAGGTGACTATGAAGCCTGT